CTGCTGCGGCTGCTGCTGCTGCTTATGCTGCTGCTGCTGCTGCTGCTGCTGCTGCTGCTGCTGCTGATGCTGCTGCTGCTGCTGCTGCTGCTGCTGCTGCTGCTTATGCTGCTGCTGCTGCTGCTGCTGCTTATGCTGCTGATGCTGCTGCTGCTGCTTATGCTGCTGCTGCTGCTTATGCTGATGCTGCTGCTTATGCTGCTGCTGCTGCTGCTGATGCTGCTGATGCTGCTTATGCTGCTGCTGCTGCTGCTGCTGCTGATGCTGCTTATGCTGCTGCTGCTGCTTATGCTGATGCTGCTGCTGCTGATGCTGCTGATGCTGCTGCTTATGCTGCTTATGCTGCTGATGCTGCTGTTGATGCTGCTGCTGCAAAAAAAGAATTACAAGAATTAATTATAAATCAAGCAGTTATCATTTTAGAGAGAGGCGATACGGGATGATGATGGAATATAAGATTGATGGAAACGTACATGTAATGCCAACTGATAAAATTCATTATGAGAATGCTGATTGAACGTAACCACTCATATAGATGTTTGGGCTGATACAAGTGTTCATGAATGTTTAAACGACGGTAAACACGAAATGGTATTTATTAACATTCCTAGAGACGGTGTAAAAATGTACGCGTGTCATTGTAGTAGAATAGAGTTTAGAAATGAGTAAGATCAAGGAAGGCGATAAAATACGAGTTTATTCTAATGCGCATATATGGACAGGCGTTGTAGAAGAAATATATTCCGATGGCCGGTTAGATTATATTACTAGTGATACAAGCTTAAGATTCGGCGCACACATAAAACAATGCCGTAAGCTTGTTAAGAAGGAACCTGAAGAGTGGTGGGTGAATACAAAAGATTATGAATATGAATTGTTGTTTTGTGCGCCCACAGGAATATTATGTAGAACCACAAAACCAGACAACACAGACGGCTGGATATGCTTGAGAGAGGTTAAGAGGAAATGACCACGCGTGAGATGAGCGATTACGAGATACTAGCTGCTATGGAAGTATTTAAATTACGCAAGCAGCTTGATGAATCTAAACAATTAATAACAGAGTTGTACGATCTTGCTTTATTCGATAATTGCTCAACGCATTATTACCATGAGCTAGTTGACGGTTATCTCAATAAATATTATCCGAAGGGTGAGAAGTGAAACGAGTAGTGTGTTTTAAAAATGGCGAATCAATTCCAGACAACGCTACTTATCTAAAGAGTGAAAATGTTCCTGATTATGAAAATGCATATTGGGGGCCATGGGAACCATACCAAACACTTAACCCATTTGATTGGATTTGTGGTGGCCGTGAGCGCAGTCGTAAGATCGTGCCAATGATTAAAGTTCATTACTATGAGGTTGAAGAGTAATAGATGACCTATGGTGTTTTAATAGCAGTATTCATTTATTGTTATTATGATTTTATACGCCATAAAGATTAATCGGGGCGGCGTTGAAGGAAACGCATCTCATATGGACAGAGGGTTGAAACCGAAGTGTCTCCAAGGCTGGTAACAGCTTGTACGATCTAGGAGAACGGTAGCTGACAAGGCCAGCGTTAACCGAAGAGAGAAATCTTAGCAGTAAGCGGTGTCGAAGCACACAGGAGCCGGTTTTGAGTGTGTTGCTAACTAACCCCAGCTAGTATCAAGCCTAGCCCCCGATTAAAAGATGTGACACAAATGCATAAACATGACGCAAAAACCTAACACAATTAAGTGTCACGACTTAGTAAGTAACATTAAAGCCTTATCTAATACGCATAACATGACACAGATAGCTGAGAAGCTAGGTATCAGTTACAAAAAAATATATTACTTATGCAAAAAGCATGAAATTAGGTGCGTTAACCCTCAAGACGGTAGGCCTATCAGAGAGATAGAGACTATTGTCACATACTCAAAAAAGCATGGTCGCAAAGCAGCATGTGATAAGTTTGTCATTACATTACACGCACTTAACCGCGCTTACATTAATTTCAAAAAGATAAAAAAAGAATCGGTTAATGACCACGAAAGATTGATTAATCTAAGAACATACGCTCTTAAGTTTGCCACACGTAGGGGCCATTCTGAGATAGCTGAAGACTTTGCGCAGTACGTTGTGGTTGAGGAGCTAGTTGGACGGAAGGTTGACCTACAATACCATTTTGTGGATTTTATGCGTAGATTACGCGGTAGGACTAACGACAGTATAAACGGCCCAAGTAATAAATCAAAAGAGAGTTATGCGCTAAATATAGACGACGTGCCTATTGAGGCTGAAAGCGTAACTAGTGTTAGGGATCTAGCTATGTGCGTTCATTCCATTCAAGAAATAAGCGAAAAGGATAAGGCTATTCTAATAATGTACATAGTCTATGGATTGAAACAGGTTGAAATATCTCTAATATTTAATACAAACCCTGCTTTAATTAGTATTAGGGTAAGAGAATTGATTAATTATTTACGAACTGCATTAATTAATGAGACCATATAACTTATGAAACAAAAACACCCAGTACATGCATGGATTATCTTAGGCTTGTCAGTAGGGACGATCATTGCTTGCATCGTGTTACAAATAGTATGGTCCTAACCTGGACACACAAATTCTATTCACATGTGTTAACTGCGGTGTGCGTACTTATAAGCCTAGTAAGATATATCAGTTTACAGGTCCGTACTGTAATGATTGCGTAGAAGCTAATGCAGCCATACAAACCAAGAAGACTAAGTAGAGTAATAGCCGGTAAGCGTGCACAACGAAACGGTGCGGACTTCGAGGCTATATTCCACAGGGCTTGTACTAGCCAAGGCATTGCTATCACCAGAATACCAGATGGGTGTAAACAACTACCTAATAGGCTAATTAGGGTTAAGTCACCGTTTGACTGGGTACTAAGCTACAATAATAAGACAGCTATTATTGATACAAAAACCATAGATACCAATAGCTTCCCACATTCTAAGATAGATAGCTTTCAAGTGGGTGAGCTAATCAAACACCCAATATCTGGGTACATAGTATGGCTTAGGGATATAAGCGAGGTTCTTTATATACCTGCAACCACACTAAATACGGGGTTATTTACACGGGGAAGCATCACAAATCTAACCCCAAACACCATAAGCATAGGGCCTATAGAGCACATGAATGTTAAGGCTATATTTAACAATGTTGACTAAAGTACATTATTACATGCATAATATAGTTTAGACTAAACATTGGGGGTTTATATGTACGCAAAAAAAACAAAGAAAAAATCCAAAGTTAAAACTAAGAAGTAATTAATGGCTAGACCTAAGATCAAGATAAATCCAGAAGATGTAAAAAAGCTTGCTTCAATAGGTTGTACTATTTCAGAAATGGCATCTTTTTTTGAATGCTCTAGAGACACTATAGAGCGCCGTTTTGCGGCAGAAGTACTTAAAGGGCGTGACGGCGGTAAAACAAGGTTGCGTCGTTTGATGTGGCAATCTGCTGAAAAAGGGAATGCTGTTATGCAAATATTTTTAGCTAAAAACGTATTAGGATATTCTGATAAGGTAGATCAAACAATGCAAGCAGAAGTAAAAGTTTCTGATGGGCATAAGTTTAAATTCCTTGAACCAAAAGAGTAATGCCTAATATCATTTACAAGCCACTTAGCTTTCAACGGAAGTTCCACTTCTCAAAGAAGCCTAAAGTATACCTAAGTGGCGGTTATTCCTCGGGAAAAACCTACTCTCTTGTAATGAAGTTGTTTCAACTTATGAGCATTAATGAGGGGTTGCAAGGTGGTATTCTTGTACCAACATTGAAGATGTTTAAGCGCGACGTTCTGCCAACAATTAAAGACATCTCAAAACAAAACAACATTGAATGTACATACAACCAGCAAGATAGCTGCTTTTACTTTCCTGATACTGACTCACAAGTGTATGTATTCCATTCAGAAGATGATGGGGATTCTATACGTGGTCCAAACCTTGCCTTTGGTTTGATTAACGAAATAACTATGTGCTCAAAAGGTGCATTTCTTGCATTCCTCGCCCGTATTCGTTTAAAGAATGCCAAACTATTACAAATCGCCATGTCAGGCACCCCAGAAGGCCACAACTGGTCTTATGAGTATTTCATTGAGACGCCAAGAGAAGATACCGACCTAATATTTGGTAACAGCAGGGAAAATACATACGTAGCTGACTCATACATAAAGATGCTTGAAGAATCCTACGATGAGAAAATGCAGAAGCAGTTTATTGACGGCGAGTTTATCAATCTTACTGGCAACCGTGCTTTATGGTCATTCAACCGTCTAAAGCACGTCAACCAAGACGCAGAGCGCGTGCCTGGCGCACCTGTGTGGATTAGCTTGGACTTCAACGTTAACCCTATGGCTGCTACAGTATACAACCGCTTGCCTACAGCTATAGGACAACCCGCGTTACGTGCGTTTGATGAGATATGCCTTAACTCCTCTGACACGCACGAAATGGCTCAAGTCATTCGTTCTAAGTACGGTACCGGAGTTACGATCTACCCAGATCCTGCTGGTAACGCACGCTCAACTAAGTCTCGCGGTTATTCTGACATCTCCATACTAAGAGAAGCAGGATTTACAGATATCAGATTTAAGCCCCGCATTATTTCTGTACGTGATTGCCTCAATGCAGCAAACAACATACTTGATAAGAACATGTTTGACGTGCATCCTAGATGTAAGAACTTTATTGCAGACGCTGAGCAGTGCATTCTAAAATCAGGGGGCCTTGAAATTGACAAGAGTAATTCTGCCCGCTCACACTGGCTTGATGGCTTTAAACAAATGATTGACTATGAGTTCCCAGTAATTAAACCAGCCCCATCTATCAAGGTAGGATCTTATGCTTAGCCCAAAACAAATTGCTGACGCTATTTACACTAAACAAAACCTAACGCGTATAGCCGAAGATAAAGAACGGTACATGATCTATAACGGCCGCGTTAGAGACACGATTAAAGAGGCTATTCAGCGCGAATTCTTCTTACCTGAAACCGTTCGTGAGCTAATAGGGCGCATCATTCCTTTAAACATCATGCAGAAGATCGTCAATAAATTGGCGACTGTCTACAAGCAAGAACCTCGTAGAGAGCCCATTGATGGCAACGAGGCAGACCTAACAAACCTAGATAGCCTAATATCTGTATTTAACCTGAACCATAAAATGATGCAGGCTAATAGATACTTTAAACTCACTAAAAACGTGATCATTGAGCCTTATGTGCATCTTGGCATACCTAAAATACGTACGCTGCCGTCACACACATACACACCATTAAGTGACGATCTAGTTGAGCCTGAAAATCCAACAGTGTTTGTAAAACACATAAGCATGGGAAACCAGGACCAAAAAGAAGACGTGCACGTTGTATGGAGTGAAACACATCACTACACAATGAACGGTGTTGGCGAAGTAATCGTAGATCCAAACAATCCAGATGTAGTAAACATATACGGTGTAATTCCATACGTTTATGTAAAAGAGTCAGATGATTTAATAATCCCAATTTCAGACGATGACCTAATGCGTATGCAGATAGTTATTTGCCTATTACTAACCGATCTTGCATTCGCTTCTAAGTATCAAGCCTGGTCTATAATTGCTTTAATTAATGCAAGCACAGAGAAGCTTTCGTTTAACCCTAACTCAGTAGTAAGTCTTACATCACAAAACGGTGAGACACCTGACATAAAAGTAATTAAGCCACAACTAGATAGCGATGCATTATTAAGAATGGTTGAAGCGTTACTTGGAATGTTATTAACTACTAAATCACTCTCCG